CGATTAGTCCATCACAGGTATCTGGAACGTAAGTAAGAAAGCAGCTAATGGGTAACGCCTTTACTTGTTCTCCTTTAATAGGAGCATTCGAGAGAACAGGAGAAGCATACATAAACCAACCTTTAGATACGTAATCGTAGATCCGCTGTGCAAGTCCTTTATTACCACTACAATAAGCAACTGCTGCTCTAGCAAATGCATGTTGAGGAGACTTTTCATCATCCCGACAATAATAGTCTTTCAATAATTTAAATGATTGTTCTGATAACAGCTTATCTCTTTTAGTTTCGATTTCGATACCTAAGTGCTGCATTATTATTCTCCTTAAAATTAATTTTTGCTCACATAAGATTCCGCCAACGGGAATACTTCTGCAATAACTTTTGCAACCTCTCTTGCGAGCTCCATATGTTCTTTCTGCGTACCATGTCCACTTCGTAATTGAATGAAGTGTATCCAAGAACGTATTGTTCCATTGGCATATAACCGCGAAACTGTGTTACCTTCAGGTAGGACCGCTCGAGCCTGTTCTTTTGCAATACCATTTTCGATAGCCCAACGGTAAGCTTGCTTTACCTGCATGATAACTTTCAGTTGTTCTTCTTCCCACCTTTCATGTAGATAATCACTGTCAGTTTCTACTGAGTTCTGTCTATTCTTAAGATCTTGCAGACGAGCTTCTCTTATAACAAAGTCCAAATCTTCTGTTGGATCTGCATATCGTTGACTGAACTCTTGAAAACTAAAACTACGATGTCTTAAGAACTGTCTTGCTATATCTCTTGTTGTTTCAACTTCTAAACATGCACTTACCATTTCAAACGGTGACCAATGAGCATGCTTTGCTAAGTAACGCAACAGCTTCTCGCTCGTCTCTGAGTTAAATTGGTTTGTGGGATTACTTACTCGTGCACAGAATGCTATTAGGTCTTCCGCATCGGTAAGACCTTCATCTAATATCTCTTCTGCTGGTTGTGAGTAACTTACTAAACGCACTTTCATTATGTTTTTCTCCATTCCATAAATTTCAATTTTGCTTCCAGTCCTTTGTAAACATTATCTCGTATAACACCCTGAACATCTGTTAAACCATTCAGGTACATCTCGTTGATATCTTTACCGGGCACATTAGAGGGCCATATAACGATCTTATAGCCTTGATCAATTACCTTCGCCATCCTTTTATGTATTTCCAGATTACGCGGCTCAGCGTCGAATACAAAGACTGCATTGTCGGCTGCACGCCTCAGCGCTTTGGTACTACCTTCCGCACCGTTCATGGCCACTGAGTTTTTCACGAAGAAACTATCAATGGCACCTTCTACTACGTAATATTGACGATTGAAATCAACAGTATCCAATCCGAAGATCTTGGGGCGATCATCGAACATGATAGTGATGTATCGTATACCCTTAGGATCAAACCCACGAGCTGATACACCAAAAACCTTCTTGTGTTCGTCTAAGAAGGGAATTACTAATCGAGGTTCGTCTTTATCTACCTTTTCGAATTTATTTGGGACGATACTGTTGATCCATCCTTTGAACTTTGGCGTGTAGTAAAGACGATAGTGGTGATTCGCTGGAATCTTCCTCTTTTCTATATAGGCTTTTACGGGATGATTCCATGCCAATTGTGAAGCTTTTTTGATACTTTTTAAAGGATTTTTTTCGAACCTCGGAGCTTCAAACTTAGTTGTCTCGAGGATAGGTTTCGTATTAGCATCTGGCTTTTTAAGGAACTTATCAGCAACCCAGTCATTGTACATCATAGGATCTTGGCTCTTAAGGAAGTAAGAGAAAGACATAGATGCACCACAGTTATGACAGTAGTATTGGAACTGACTGTCACGTTCAAGTAACCAACCACGAGCTTTAGAGCGAGACTTTTTACTGTCACCACAGATAGGGCAACGGAAGTTAATCTTATATGGATTGGTGTTACGTATCTTAAAGTTATCTAGCCGGCCGGCCAGTTGCTGAGCATATTGCAGGTCTACAAATTCTAACATAATATAAAGAACACTATTGTTTAAGTTGGTAAGAGGATTATAACAGGTCTAGGTGCAAATGTCAACCAATAAATGACATTAAATCAAATTCAGAAGCCATAGTGAGCACGAAAGCAACCGTAGCAGCCATACCTAGTATCCACCACTTCCCATTTTCAATCCCCCTCAAGCGGCTCTCCTGATCTTCAGTGGCAGCCTTGAGTTCATTCATACGTAGGTCGAGATTACCGTTGAGCTTACTCAGAGCATCCATAATTTCTTTATTACGTTCGGATCGGTTCAGAGCGGATTGATCGGATAATCTCTTATGATCATCTTTAGAAGCAGCGCGATATTCTTCGAGGCGTTTGTGAAGTACTTTGGTACGAGCAATGTCTTCTTGCTTATGCTCTTCGATATTTTCTTTAATGTCTGATAGTTGATTGTCAAAGTGTTCGATGACTTGTTGCTGAACTGCGACGCCTTTGGCCATATCTGACATTTCTGTCATAACCGTATCGACTTTGTCGAAAAAACGTTCGATTGTTTTGATGTCTTTCTTTATAAGAGCGACATCTGTCTTTAGATCATCTTGCTCAGACATCTATAAAATTCTCCAGTGGAATTATTATTATATCACCGAATCATTATATTGTCAACTATTTATTTGAAAGGGCTACTTTGATTTGGCCTGTTCTTCTATTTCTTCTGGCTTTTTCTTAGTAGTAACTTCGCGGTAGTATACGATCACCTCTCCGAGTTCACGTATGTACCTACGAAGCTCTTGAACATTACCAGACATAAGTTCATAATCTTTAATTGTAGATGCAATGAAGAGGACATCTCCACCTGTTGCAATCTTAATATCATCGATAAACTTATCTAAGTAAGTGTAGTCTTCAGGCTGGTTGGGATTTTCTTTCTCTTCTTGAGAACAAATCTTAGGCCGGCTGGTTTTAGGAGTACCGTCTTCTTTGAGTTCAGGCTCACCTGCCTCATTGAGTATTGGTACTTTTTTACAAAGGTTTGCCACTCGTGCTTCTGACACGACATACCATTGTGGGGAGTCTAGCTTTAAAGGAGATGGCATTGTAGGTTGAATGATTTCAATCTCTACTGGTTTAGCAATAATCTCAATAGGCTTTTCAGGCTGGGCACCTACACCCCATCGACCTAGTACTGAACAACCACTAATTAGGCTGATCGTCACCAATAGCAGCAATGTTCTTGCTATCATTCTCTATCTCCTCAAAAATCTTTTTAGTTGCGCTGTTAGTGCGATTCGTAATCAACCCAGGCTTAGCTAACGCAAGCTTGTCAAGATTATGACGGGCAAAGATCGACATATAACGATCTTTCTCAGCATTAATCTCTCGGTTTTTAGACTGGAGGTTGGTTAGCGCTTTTGCCTGTTTCTCAAAGGATTCTCTAACAGCAGCCATTGCAGCTTTTTGTTCTTCAACCGCTCCTTCAAGTTGTACCACATTTCCTTTCAATACAGCGTTATTAGCTTCGAGTATTTGATTTTGTTGATAGAACCAACCTGCAGCTCCACCTAGCGCTAGTATAATTACAAAAAAGATCTGGTACATTATTCTTCCTCAACGCGATAATTTAAGCCGGCATTAGCTCTTACATTAACACTCTTTTTGTCGGCTGTTATAAAATTAAGCTCTTTCCAAGTTTGCTTCAGAATCTTAGGTACACCTTCGTATACTATATCATCTGAATTACCAAACTTAGAATCATAAGACACAGTAATCTTAAACGTGGGCTTAGTGGTCCACCACTTCCATAACCAATGTAAACCTTTAAACGGGGATGCAAGTACTAATACAAGCCCCGTCCAAAGTTTACTACCGAATGATTTCACCCACGGGTACAGCGGTTTCATTGTGAATATTAACCGCCACAGTTAGATGCGTATAGACCTTCTGCCTTAGCGCCAGTACAACCGTACTTCTCTTTAACTGCTTTCAGTACTTTAGCTTTAGAAGCACCTTTACCGTGCATAGCTTTCATTTCTTTGGCAACTTCTTCGTCGTCATCGCCATCATCAGAATCGTCGTCTTCAGACTCGTCTTCGTCATCTTCGTCTTCGTCGTCTTCTTCTTTAGCTTCCATCATATCACGATACTTCTCTTCAAGAGCGGTACGGATACGTGCACTCATCTCCTCGTCAAAAGCTTCCTTGAGCTTCAGAGGATTGTTGTCGATCGCCTCAGCGATGATTTTTTCAATAGACATTTCTATTCTCCTTGGTGGAATTTATAACTAGTTTGTTATTTATATAGCTTCCAGTCTCGCCATTAGACGCTCAGCGCGATCACCAACCTGGCGGAACCAAATAGAGTCACGACCTTCTGGTGCAGCACCAGCCCAATCGCCCTCTATCAATTTTGTGTTAAAGTTTTTAAACTTGCTTAAGCGTGGACGTCCAAGATTGAAGAGCATGTTAACCAAGACTTCTTGTACTTCGTCAGGAAAATCTTCCCAGGAGTCGCCGTATAAAACAACACACTCGCTAATGGCGATATTGAGGTCTCGATCAAAGCATTCTCGTACTCGTTCTTCGTCGACAGGAGTTCCAACTGATTGTCCGTGCTCACTATCTTCTTCAAGGACCAAGTGCCCGACTCCGAAGGTTGCATATCCAAGATGATCTTCGTAGATTTCATATACTACACCTTCATCTATTTTAAGTTGTTCAAAAACTCTTTCTTTACTTTCAGGGTTCATTTCGTATCCTTGATCAGATCTTTAAATTGTTTCTTTTTGCGACGAGTCATTGCAAGCTTAGGCTGATGCTTTACACTTCGCCCAGGCTCACCTTGATCGCCAACACCCAATCCTGCAATAGCACCACTACCCACACTCATAGTTGGTTCTTCTTCTATTGCCTTTTCAAATAGAATCGAGTACTCTTCCTCGAATGCTTGTAAACGTAATTCAAGTTCAGAATCATCAAGATCTGAACTTTCGTTAAGCATGCCCGCTTCACCCATACGAGCTTCTTCTTTGACTAACCACAATGCGGCTGCATATGTTCCTAGGCGAGTACCACCACCCGGAAGTTTAGCAAGTAGTTTCTTAATGTTAAGTATTAACTTATCGAATATACCAAATGCATCACGCTGGGCTTTCTTAACGAAGTCCTTACGCTTGATAAGAATGGTGCCGTCCTTATCTATGATGCCCAGCTTATACGCCTCCCACTGATCAAAAGGCGTAACAAGCCTTCTGATGAATGAGTAAACTAAAAATAGGTCTACTACCATTTAAATTTCCTTTAATCTAGTGACGATAGCTGAATCGGAATCAATACTATTTGCATTAATCATGATATCATCAAACGCTACAACTTGTGGCATAAAGTTAAGATATTCCACAAATGGCTTTAAGTATTGGTGATACTCATGCAATCTCATAAACAACATATTGGTAGCTTGAGAGCCAAATACGTTGTAAAGAACTATGAGATGATTAAGAATAAGCCTTTCTTTTAAATCGTCATCTAATCGATATCGACTGAAAAGTTTTGAAGATATTGAAAGCGTTTCATATCTTCTTCAAATTCTGTTATCTCAGTGCACTGTGGATTATCATAGTGCTTCATCGCATATAGTACAAAAGTTGATTCCGTCAATATCATAATGTAAAGTTACTACCTGTGTATTAAGCGTCTGCTACGACTGTATCATCACCAGTTCCGCTAACACCTAAGTCACCAGCAGCAACTGCAGTTACCTTCATAGGTACCAAACACTCTGCAAAGTGACGACTGTTTGCTGTGTGATATAACCACCAGCCTGGACCTGTAATACCCTTAGCACGGTTACCAGCAACAGCTGCTTCGGTCAAGTCGACGAATACGGCATTATCCATATCGTTTGACTTGTTTGTATTAGCAGCAGCGGTTTCCAACCACTTAGGCGCGGCGGCCAATGTGTCAGTCTTTCCCCATAGTGCCATTTCTATTCTCCTTGGTTTTTATTATTATTTTTAATAACAGAAATTATTTCAACTGTGCAAATAGCAAGTCAACAAGCTCATCTTTCAGTTTGCGCTTGTCGAGCACAAGACCAACTTTCCGACCTTCTTCTTCGAGTTGAGCCTTGGTTAATTTTTTCAAAGAAGCTTTAGTTACCTTTGCTTCTTTCTTTGGTGCCGGTTTAGCTTTTGGCTTTTTTGCCTTTGGCTTAGGTGCCGGCGTAGGTTCTACCACTTCTACCACTTCACCTGGCTTGTCAGTCTTAAAAAGACCTAAAACCCA